ATATGGTATTCCACCTACAATTCATAATATGGCACTTTATGAACGTGCATTTGTTCATCGTTCCTACACCAAGCGACCAAATTTTGAGAATCTCGCACAAAATATTACAATTGTAGAACGCCCGCCTGATTGTATGCCACTTAGCAGTAAATCCAATGAACGTCTTGAATTTTTAGGAGACGGTATTTTGGAATTAGTAACCAAATATTATTTATATCGCCGTTTCCCAAAAGAAAATGAAGGATTCATGACCGAAAAAAAAATTGCCATAGTAAAAAATGAGGCAATTGGAAGAATTGCTCTTGAAATGGGTTTGTATAAATGGTTGATTTTATCGAAACATGCAGAAGAAAAAAAAATACGCACCAATTTAAAAAAATTGGGTTGTCTTTTTGAATCGTTTTTAGGTGCACTTTTTTTAGATTTCAATAAAATCACAGTAAAAGATGAAGATGGATGGTTTCAATCGATGTTTGTAACTGGTCCAGGTTTTCAAATGGCCCAAAAATTCGTTGAAAATATTTTTGAAAAACATATTGATTGGGTTTCATTAATTATGAATGATGATAATTATAAGAATATTCTTCAAGTAAAAATTCAAAAAGAGTTCAAAGTAACACCGCATTATATTGAAATAGAACATGATATTGATTTGGGTTATAAAATGGGTGTATATTTATGTCTTGGTCAACAAATTCACAATTTAAAACATGATGATTCTGTTGATATTTCTTTTTTTAAGACATTTAAAGCTATTCATGAATATGTTGCAGAGAATGGTAAACTGCTTTTATTTTTGGGTGAAGGACAACACAAAATTAAACGAAAGGCCGAGCAAATTGCTTGTAATGAAGCAATTAAATCTATACCTGAAAATGCTAGTGATGAGGTTGCAAATTTATTAGAATAGAAAATCTTCTATTTTATGATAAAAATAGAAAGTTTTATATATTGAAATAATATAGTAGATCTAAATGAATCCTTTAGAAACAATAAAACAAAAATTAATGATAAAACCTACGATTAATGAAAATGAATCCGTAATAGTAGCTATAAATGTAGAAAATAGTGGAAATCAAGAAAAACCAGATGAATCAAAAAACATTGCTGAAATACAAAAAACAATTATTATTGATGATAGTGCAAAAGAGTATAATCGTGAAGAATTATTCAAAAAATTAGCCAAGAATAATTTAATTAAAGTAAAAGCTAAACCAGTATTAGAAAAAGTCAAAGAAACTGAAATAGTTGCTAATATTCCATTTCCAATACAACCACAATCAAATGAACCCAAAAAAGTGAAGAAAATTCCTAAGAAGAAATTGTTACTTGTTGAAGATGAAGTTAGACCTCCTGAAAACCAAGAAGGCGTTGAATTGCAAGAATTTGAACCAGAAATCGAACCCGAAGTCGCACCTGTGGTCGAACCTGTGCCCGTAGAAGTGGAAGTACCAACTGAAAAAAAGGAACCGAAGAAGGGTCGCACAACAAAGAAGGTGCCAAAAGGAGTGGCTGTTTTAGGTCCAGAGAATTTTGTAGAAATTGGCACCACAAAACTATCCGATCGTCTAATAAAGAAACAACCACCTGTTTTAATCAGGACTTCGAGTTATTATATGAATAATCGCGAACTTTTTGTTAATTTTATTAATTCTCTCTTTGAACCTTATAAAAAAGAATTAGATGAAATGAAAACCAATATATCTTGTGATGATATTGGCAAAGACACTGGGGACTTTTCTCTCTTGACACATCAAAAAATTGTTCGCGATTATATGAATTTGTTTACTCCTTACAGAGGATTGTTACTGTACCACGGGTTAGGGGCAGGTAAATGTATGAAAAAAGGCACACCTATTATCATGTCAAATGGAGAAATTAAATTAGTTGAAGATATAAAAGTCGGGGATTTATTAATGGGTGACGATTCAACACCAAGAACAGTAACATCATTAGCGCGTGGTAGAGATAAAATGTATGACATTGTTCCTGTAAAAGGTGAAAAATATACTGTAAATCAAGAACACATATTATGTTTACGCGCTTCAGGATTTCCCAAAATTTCTTGTAATAATCACAAATCAAATACAAATTATAATATTCAATGGTTAGAAAATAATGAATTTTGTTCAAAGACATTTACATTTAATCAAACGAATCAGTCGGAAATGAAATTAAATGCTGAACAGTTTTTTGAAAATATACAAAATAATCCTAAAACAAATGATAGTGTTTTTGAAATTGCAGTAAAAGATTATTTAAATTTGTCTGATAAAAAGAAAGGATTTTTAAAAGGATATAAAGTGCCAGTTGATTTTCCCGAAAAGGAATTACCGATAGACCCATATATGATTGGTTATTGGTTGGGAGATGGAACATCGAGAGGTGCTTCATTTACTAGTCAAGATTCGACAGTTTTATATTATTTTGCAAAAAATATTTCAAAATATAACTTAATTTTTGATTATAAAAGTAATTATCATTATAGTATGAAAAGTATAAATAATGAAAAAAATGAATTTTTAAATACATTAAAAAACTTGGATTTAATTAATAATAAACATATTCCTCATATTTACAAATGTAATTCTAGAGAAAATCGTTTGAAACTTCTTGCAGGATTAATAGATAGTGACGGTTGTTTATCACGTGGCGGGTTTGAATTTACACAGAAAAATGAAAAATTAATGGATGATGTTATATATCTGGCACGTAGTCTTGGGTTTTCATGTTATAAATCAATAAAAAATACATCTTGGACATATAAAGGTGAAACAAAATACGGTAGAGCATTTCGTATTCACATAAATGGAAATGGTGTTGAAACTATTCCAACCCTTATTCCTAGAAAACAGTCAACTCCAAGAAAACAAATAAAAGATGTTCTTGTTTCTGGAATTTCAGTTGAATATGTTGGCGAAGATGATTATTACGGTTTTACATTAGATGGAAATTGTAGATATTTAATTGGGGATTTTACAGTAACACATAATACTTGTACCTCAATTGCTCTCGCGGAAGGAATGAAGGATACAAAAAAAATAATAATCATGTTGCCGGCCTCTTTAAGAACAAATTATATGGAAGAATTGAAGCGATGTGGTGATTATCTATATAAAAAGAATCAACATTGGCAATTTGTCTCGACTGTAAAACATCCAGAAGCTCTGCAAACACTTTCGGCAATTCTCAATTTATCGCAAGATTATATTGAAAAACACAAAGGTGCTTGGTTTGTGAATGTAAAAGAACCATCTAATTTCGAACAATTATCTGCAATAGATAAAAAATCTCTCGATGATCAATTAAATGAAATGATTCGAAGTAAATATATTTTCATTAATTATAATGGTTTACGTACAAAACGTCTAGAAGAATTAACATCGGGTTTTACAAAAAATTTATTTGATGAATCCGTCATTATAATTGATGAAGCCCATAACTTAATAAGTAGAATCGTCAATAAAATTAAAAAGGAAAAAGTGATTCCTGAAAATGAACGAGGAGAGAAAGAATATTCGCCAAAATTTCTTTCAACCAAATTGTACGAATATTTAATGAGCGCTAAAAATGCTCGTGTTGTCCTTCTTAGTGGTACACCTATTATCAATTATCCAAACGAATTTGGAATACTTTTCAATATTTTGAGAGGTTATATTAAAACTTGGAATATTCCTTTAAATGTAAAGACAAATAAAAAAGTCGATAAAAATAGTCTTCAAGAATTACTACTAGGAGAGAAATCATTGGATTATTTAGATTACTCTCCATCAAGTAAAGTTCTTACTATTACACGTAACCCATTTGGTTTTAAAAATAAAATAAAAGTATCAACTGGATACCAAGGAGTTTCTAATATTAAAAAGGATGAAACTGGAAACAATATTTTTGACGCGGATTTCATTAGTGATGATGATTTTGAGAGAAAAATAATCGGCATTTTAAGAAAAAATGATATAGATGTTCTAGCCGATGGTATAAAAATTAGGAATTTAAAAGCATTGCCAGATGATTTCGATATTTTTGAAAATCAATATATTGATAGTGTTACAAAACAATTGAAAAATGTAGATTCTCTTAAAAGACGTATTATTGGATTATCATCCTATTTCAAAAGTGCTCAAGAGAGTTTATTGCCTGTTTATAATAAAACATTAGGAGAAGATTATCATATATTAAGAATACCGATGAGTGATTTTCAATTTAAAATTTATGAATCGGCCAGAAGGGAAGAGAGAAAATTAGAAAAATCGTCCAAAAAACCTCAAAAATTAGATGAATTATTTAAAGAAGCCACATCTACCTACAGAATATTTTCTCGTTTATATTGTAATTTTGTTATGGATGAAAGACCATTACCTTCAAATAAAAAGAAGACTTCCGGTACGGTACAAGAGAATGTTGAAGGTGAACAACCTGTGCCAGAAGAAACGAATGTAACGAATTTATTAAAACAGGCTCAAAGAGAAGAGGTTAATATAGATGTAAATGATGAGAATGAAGGTGAAGAAGAAGGAGACCAAATTCTTGATAAAATAGGTGGTGTTACCTATAAAGAAAGAATCGACGCAACAATTAAATATATTAGAGAAAATGGAGATGTATTCTTAACACCAGAAGGACTTGCTAAATATAGTCCAAAATTTTTACATATTCTTGATAATATTAAAGACCCGGACTATATAGGTTTACATTTGGTTTATAGTCAATTTAGAACTCTAGAGGGAATAGGATTATTTAGTTTAGCACTAGAAAAAAATGGGTTTGCACGATTTAAAATAAAGAAAAATTCATCTGATATTTGGGAAATTGATATTTCTGTTGATGACTTGGGAAAACCTACGTATGCATTATATACTGGTACTGAAACCACAGAAGAAAAAGAAATTATTAGAAGAATTTATAATGGTGAATGGGATTATATACCTACTAATCTGTCATCCGAATTAAAAAAAATGTCCAACAATAACAATATGGGAGAAATTATTAAAGTCCTAATGATTACATCATCCGGTTCAGAAGGTATTAATTTAAGAAATACACGCTATGTTCATATTATGGAACCTTATTGGCATCCAGTTAGAACAGAACAAGTTATTGGACGTGCTCGACGTATTTGCAGTCATAAAAATTTACCCCGTAATTTACAAACAGTTGAAGTATTTGTATATTTGATGATTTTTTCTACCGAACAATTAAAATCAGATGACGCAATTGAATTAAAACGAAAAGATTTATCGAAAGGCGAACCAAAAGTTCCTGTAACAAGTGATCAATTATTATATGAAATTTCTGAAATTAAAGCAAATTTGAGTTTACAGTTAACTGATGCAATAAAAGAAACTGCATTTGATTGTTATATATATTCAAATGGTAAATGTTTTAATTTTGGTGATCCTACTAATACAAAATTCAGTTATGTTCCAGATTATACAAATCAACAAAATGATATGACTGTTAAAGCAAATAAACAAAAAATTGAATGGGAAGGAAAACCAATAAAATTAAATGGAACTGAATACGTATACAGAAGAATGAGTAACACTTTATTGAATATTTACGATAAAGAAAGTTATATGATTGCGTTGAAGGATCCAGATGTGATACCAGTACAAATTGGTACTTTGGAAATTAATGAAAAGGGTGAACAGGTATTCAAACCATTATAATATTTTTATATTGTGATCTAAATAATTTAATAATATAATGAAATAATAAAGTCTAAAAATGTTTTTTCTTCTTCAGATAAAGAGTTATAATAAATATTCAAATCATAGTATTTATTGATAACCTTATTTTTTACCTTTTCTACTATTTTATTAGAATATTCATTAATTAACTCATATTTCTTTTTACCAGATGCAATATAAATTCTTAATATTGAATTTCTAAAACGTAAATATGATTTTTCACCATTCGTGTAAAAATTATTGAAAATAATTAAATAGAATAGTAGTACATTAAAAGGAAGTATAATATTAAAATGCATAATGTTATTGAAGTTAATTATAATATAATTTTTATATTAATATATTATAATTTTTTATATCAATTTTTATTATTTTATTTTATCTATTTTATCAATAAGCATATTTAATTTATTATTTAAAATGTTCATTTCATTTTTCAGAAAATTTATTTCCTCTGAAATATCAAATGAATTTAATGAGTTGAAATTTATGTTATCATTTATAGTATCATTTATAGTATCATTTATAGTATCATTTATAATAATATTATTATCTGGAGTATATTTTTTTTTTAATTTTGCAAATAACCCTGTATCATCAAGAGTTGAAATTGGTTCTTTATGATTGTCGGCCCAACTAATATGTTTTTCATTTTTGATATTTGTATTTTCACCTTGTAACCAGTTTTTGGTATCATTTAAAGAATTTATATTAATCATATTATTCATATTATTCATATCGTCTTGATTATTCATTTTTTGTTGATAAGTTTTATTGATTATTTCCATATCATAATTTCTTTGTTCTTGTATTCTCTTTATTTCTAATTCAATTTCGTTAATTGGTTCATCTAATTTATCACTGAATTTTGGAACGGGTGGGACTGGATTACTCATCGCATTTGTAAATTCTTGTTGTCTATTATATAAATCCTTTTCAAATTGACTTTTACGTTCATTTTGTATTTCTTCATAAGTTATAGGTTGTTTAATTTGTTCATCATGTATCGTAATTTTTTTGAATTGAGATAATTGTTGAGGTTGAGTATTAATGATTGGTTTTGTAATCGGTGTCGTTATTATTTGACTACTTAAATAATTTATAATCAATACCATGTATTTTTTATTTAATTCAATTAAAGTATTGCAGTTTTTTCTCTCGATGTCATAAAAACCCTTTAGATTAGATTCAAATATTTTTGTTAATTCTATTATTTTATCGTGAGAACTACAAAAATTTTTGATAACCTGGTCTTCTATTAATACATCCCATAAAACTTGAATATTTTCTTTACTTAAAAATTGGTGTATTTGATTAATTGACATTTCAATATATTAAATTAATAATTATCTATTTAATATATTTGCGCATAAACAACTTTTTCTAAAAGTTGTTAGAGTTTGTCATTAAAATATACTTTTCTAAATTTTTGCATATATTCGTCTTTTAGTATATGGGTTTTCAAGTAATTGTCGGTCATCTTATCTTCTAACATATGAACAATAAAAAATATACTATATATTCCACATTCGGTATTTCCATATTGATGTTCAACTGGATGATTTTCGTCGTAAGTAAAATTCATTTTTGGATTCATATTTTGTCCCTGTGATTTTATCTTTTCTACGAATTTCATAATTTCTTTTGGCGCAGTATTACCAACACTATCAAAGAAAAATATCTGTTTCTTTTTAATATTAATAAACATAGAAATCCAATGTTCGCCTGGTTTATTATGTGGGTCTGTATTAAATATAATACCAATTTTTGTTTTACCTTTTTTAATTTGTTCTTCTAAATTAAAATTACATAATTCTTCCCAAACACATTCCCCATAAAGTTTTCTCTTATCAAAATCAATTGGGGATGGTCCTATGAAATCAAAACATTTATAGGCTTTTTCATATTGTTTCATGACTTTTATAATATCTAAACTGGATAACCACTCATTTGGGTTTTTTTTCCATTCGGTTGGTGATTCTGGAGCAAACGACTCTTTAAATTCTTCTTCTAAATTGTCAAACTCGCCCTTTTGTTTTAACCAACAAGATTCTTTATTACACACATTACTCAAATAATTTTTCAATAAGTCATGTATTTCTTTTGGTTCATTTGATACTATTTTTACATCCGGATGCCTTAAATTCCATTTATCTC